TGTGAAGTGGTCTTTGAGGTTCAGCTTCAAAATTTGGTCATAGATATAGCTATCCTTGAACTGGTGTCGCTCGTGGTCGTAGGTTGTAAAGAACTTGTTAGTCACCTCTTTGTGTCGAATAGCACAGATAGCGGTCAGGAACTCATCCATATCGAGCGTGTCGAGCTGTGTCTTGAAGAATTTAGGACCCAAGATGTCCTTATTGCAGAATGATGAAGCACGGATATAGTAGATTGCGTTCCTTCGCATATCCGCCAAGCGTGGTTTCCATCGGGCAACAAAGGCATTAAGGCGTTCATTTTCCAGCCTTATTTTCTCCATTGTGACAGGGTTCTTCGTGTTGCGAAGTTCCTGCTGGAGCATAAACTGCTTATAGAGCGACTGATTGATAGCAAGTGAAACACTGGCTATCTCCTCAATGAGCTGGTGGTCCATCTTGTTTTCGTATTCTTCAAACCAATCGTCTTCACCAAGGTCGACACGTGCCGTATCACTCACACCCGTCACACCTTCATAGTAGGCAGAGCGACGGATGTCAGCAGAACCACCACGAAGGGAAGGGAAGAGGCGTGACTTTAATTTCTCACCGCTGTTGTGCTTCATCTCCTCGACGAAAGCGTGGACAGCATTACGACCAGCGACACTCTCAGGCTGGTCGGAAGACACGAGTTGCAGGTGCGCACCATTGCGGAAGATGACCGAGTGCTTAGCGTAGGCAATAGGGTAGCGTGGTCGACGGAAGTGTGAGGGCAACTTTGCTTCACCGACCACATAGTCGATGCCATACTCTAACATTGCACGCTGCTTACCATTCACGATGACAGGACGAGAGAATGAAGCCTGAATATTAGGCCAGACGTTCGTCATCAAGGCAACGTAAGTCTTATGCACCAGGAACGAGAGTTCACCAGGCATATCATTCGTTACACGGATAAGACGAGGAACGATAACGCCCTCTGTCTTACCCGTCGCACGAGCCCACTCTGCATAGAGCATATTCGGGTCGATGATGTTTGCTAACAACTGAACACGGTTCATATAGTAATGCTCGAAGTCAACTGTTGGCTGTTCGTTGTTTATTATTTCATCAGTCATTTTGAATCTCCTCTACTATTTCAGCATCTTGAATATCAGCATCACGCAGCAGTCGTTTCTTCTCCTTCTGCTCGATAGGCAGCGAGTCGATAAGCGTAACATAAAAGCCTTGATTGTGTTTCGCTGCAATGTCCTTGAGACTCTTCTTCGAGAAGCCAAGTTCCTCTGGACTTAACTCTGGAGAAATCAAGAAGAGAACTCCTAAGTCTCTATCTGCCTCTGCTATTTCCGAAGACCGACGACGACACTCAAGAGCAGCATCATAACACGACTTCATACCTTTATAGTCGCGATTAAGTGCGCAGAGTTTAGCGAGGTCTTCATATTTGTTTGCAAAGTTGCTCTCCCAAACCTTTATAGGGACATTGCAGTCAACCTGAAAGTAGTTGATTGCCTGATAGATTCTCGCCATACAAGTGCGCTCTTCTATCTTTATCCGTTGCTCAGCGTTAATACGAAGTTTCAGTTTCTTAGCTGCTCTCGTAATATTACGCTCGTGTTCGAATATCTCAGCAGACCATTGCAGCTGTTGCAAGAATAGCTTAACATCTTGAGGTATGCCGTCACAATCTCCATTCGTTAAGAATGCAGATATTAGGTCAGGGTGGATGGAGTCTAACTTCTCAATTTCACTTTTCATATTCCAAAGAGTTTCATTCGTAGGTCTTTTTCTGCACGCTCATTCTTACGTTCCTCGAGTAATGTAATAGAATCGTTATCTCCTTTCTCTGCCTTCTTAGCAAGTTCAGCGTCTATGTTATACTCTCCAAGTGCGAGACCTTGCTGGTAAGCTTCAAAATAAACATCACCAGGAAGAGCGATGCGATATAGCAATGCTTCTCGCTTAGCTTTCCTTAAGGCAAGTAGCTGACAAATACGTTCGGGGGTATAGTTTAACGCCCCGAACGTTCTGACTTGATTTACATATTCATCTGATAGAATCTCTTTTACAACTAATTCTGACATAGAATTATTTTTTTAGTATCGTCTTCCGATAAGACTACGCCATCTCTCTCTAACAGAATAGGCTGCTGTGGAAACATAGACATAAATCTTCGTACAGTTGCCGACACATATTTAGGATCTATTTCCATTCCATACCCAATGCGGTCTGTCTGCTGGCACGCCATAATGGTTGAACCAGAACCTGAGAATACATCGACAACTACATCGCCATTCTTCGTACTATTAGTAATAGGATACGCCATCAGTGCAATAGGTTTCATCGTCGGATGGATTCGATTGGCTTTTGGTTTGTCGAAATTCCAAATGGTAGTCTGCTTTCTATCAGAGTTCCAAAAGTGAGCAGCACCAGGTTTCCAACCATATAAGCAAGGTTCGTGTTGCCACTGATAGTCTTGTCGACCCATTACAAGAGAATCCTTAACCCAAATGCAGCACTGTGCTATCTTGAATCCTGCTTCTCGAATAGCTCTGCGGAAATTCTCGCCTTCAGAGTCTGCGTGGAAAACGTAAAAAGAACCACCAGGCTTAACAATGGAAAACATCACATTAAACACAGACTGCAAGAAGCGAAGGAATAAGTCATTCTCCATAGAGTCGTTCTGTATGGTAAGTTTGCTATCTCCTCCACCTTCGTAATTGACATTATAAGGAGGATCAGTAAGAATCATATCAGCAACTCGTCCATTCATTAGTGCAACGATATCGCTTTTGGAGCGACAATCTCCGCACATCAACCTGTTATTTCCAAGTCTGAAAATATCACCAGGACAAGCAAACACTTCGTTATCCTCTTGTGGAATTGTGTCAACAACATCTTCTTGAATATCAGTTGTGTCACTCTCTGAAGCAAAGAGTTTATCGGTACCGACAGAGAAGTCGTTTTGTTTTACTTCATAGCCAAGATTAAACTTAGCAAGATCATCGCCACTGATATTATACTTAGTGAATAGGAGTGTGTCTGGATTCTTTTGAGCGAACTCTGAATTATAGGCAGCAATCTCTTCGACAGCTTCCCTCTTATTAGATGCTTGGATTTCCTCATAGGGAATCTCTGGAATTTTGAAACCATAAGAGCGAAGTCCAAGAAGAGCTTTGCGTCTTTGGTGTGCATCTATAATCCAAAGCTTACCTTCAGAATCTTTCCATACTTTGAATGAATACTTGAAACCTCGAGTGATGATGAGCATCTGAAGCTTCGATAGTTTGTCTGCATCAGGCTTTTTGAAATCTTCCTGAAGTTCGATAAAAGAGTCCAGCGGGGCAGTAGGCAAACCGCCCAAATTAAAAACTTTTATGCTATTTTCCATTGTAATTATTTATTTTGTTGTTCAAGAACCATTTTGAAAAGTCGCTCTTTCTCTTGATACTTTTCGAGGTTCCGCTTATCAGCCTCTCTTTTCTCTTTACGATCCTTGCGCTTTACGAACGACTTATAACGCTTGATGTTGTCGAGAACGTTCTTGTGCCGGCGGAGGAACTCTGCTGGATCAGTGCGGAGCAACTTAATGAGCTGGGCTATCTCTGAGCGTCCGAAGAGTATCGGGTGTTTACAGAGGAACTTACCAGTGTCGTTTAATGATTGCAGCTCGGCAAATGCTTGAAGATTGCGGATGCGCAGTTCTGCCATTTCAGCAACAGCCTGTGCGGTAGGCTTTGTCTCCAGCAATTCGTCGAGCTGCTTCATCTTTCGCCAAGTGTTGATGCGGTCGTTATAGATGACGGTTGCCATCTGCACGTCCGCATCAGTAAGGTTTTCCCAGTCTATTTTCGGGTACTCTTCTTCTTTTTTTTTGGAGTTGCTTTCGCCTTCTCCTTCTTAGAAGAAGCATCGTCCTTATCCTCTGAAGGCGCAGTAGGTTCCTCTGATGATTGCTCTGTAGACTCGTTATCTTCAGAACCCTCTTCAGATGAATCATCGCCACCCTCTCCTTCCGATGGGTCCTCGTTGCCTTCGCCACCGTCAGTGTCTGGGCTTTCATCTCCATTGCTGTTGAGTGTTTCAGGATTCTCGTCGCCATCTTCAGAAGAGTTGTTGGCGTTGTTATTATCATTATCCTCGTCGACTGCTTGATTAGCATACTCACGTCGATTACGTACGATTTCGTCATGCTCGCAATGATCAAGAAGGAGGAAGAGTATCTCCTCGTGATTTTTCTCTGGCGAGAGGTCGAAGCGTGTGAAATCAGTAAGATGTGGTGCTTTCTCGTGCAGCAGGGCAAGGTCGGCTTCCACAACAGTTGGGCTTACCAACTTATGGAAGTGCGTTAATTTCTCTTTTGTGCTGTACATATTCTTAATATAAATGGTGAATAAGCCCCCCCCCCCCCGGGGGGGGGGGGGGAAAGTGGGGGGTGACGTTTTGCGCACGTCCACAGGGTTGGGGGGGTGGAGAGGCGGAAGG